AAGCCGACCGGAACCACTACATCAACCGTAGGAATGCTTGGTGTTTAAGGAGCAAAAATGGCCGGTATAGCAAACGTAAATACACCTTCGCTTCAATACGAGAAGCTTGAAAAGATCAGGCTTATCACTCGCGACCTAAACGAAGGAATTACAAGACTTAGGGAGCCTGATGCCGCCGCTGTTTACCTGCCAAGAAACCCAACAGAAGCAATTGAAACCGTTCCGGGAGTTGGAATCGTAGATCCTTGGCAAAACAGGGTGAACATGTCTCGGTTGAAGAACATGTTCAAGGAAGCCGTAGAAGACTGCGTTGGTCGCGCTTTCGCGAAGAACGCCAAGTTTCGATCCGACACCCCAGAAGAGATCGTCCGCATGATGGACGATGTGGACGGCAGAGGTACCAACTTCCATGTATTCGGGATGAACGTAGCGCAAGCCTCTACGGCTGAAGGCGAAGACTACGTTCTCGTTGACTATCCAACCGTAGAGTTGTCTGAAGAGATGACACAGGCGGAATGGGAGAAGCTAAAGCGTGCGCCGTTCTGGCGCAGGTATCCTGCGAAGACGGTTATCGACTGGACTCACGAGCCATTTGGAAAAGAACAAAGGCTAACTATGGTTCGATTGCGCGAGCGGGCGCTTGTCCCTGCTGGCCCTTGGACGAAAAAGGCTGTTGACCAAGTGCGCGTGTTGCGTTGCGGAAACCCGCTAGCACCCAAAAAGGACCCTGCTAGATACTCCACATGGCAGGTGTGGAGGCCCATCGAGGACGGTAAGGTTGACGGTCAGTGGGGTGTCGTTGGAGCTGGAAGCATGAAACCGCAAGTAGACATTCCGTTTGTTGATTTTCCTTTCTTGCTGGCGGCTCAGTTCGAAGCCTACCCTGCGTTCCTCGACTTGGCCCACTTGACTATTGCTCACTACCAGAAGATGAGCGATTTGGACAACGCGCAGCACGTAAGCGGGTTCCCGATCCTGCATTGGGCTGGTGGTCCGATTGATCCAGAAACAAAGCGTCCCGTCCCTGTTGGGCAGTCGAGAATGTTCGTATCTCCAGACAGTGCGGCCAGCGTTCAGTTCGTGGAACCTTCCGGTAAAGCTTGGGATTCGCTTCGAACGGAATTGAGCGCCATGGAGGCTGATGCGAGAGAACTGGCTTCTGAGCCGATCTCGTCATCCGCTCCCGGAAACCTTACGGCAACCGGTGAATCGATTCGTGCGGCTAAGGCTTCTTCGCGACTAGAAGCCGCCGTGCTTGGATGGCAGGACTCGTTCAATCGTCTATTCTACTATACAGCTCAATACATGGATTTGGTCGAGTACGGCGCTGATTCCGGATGGGGCGGAGTAGAGCTGAATAGAAGGTTCGTCCCTGTAAGCCGAAACATCGAAGGATTCAAAGCTGCGCTTGAAATGCACGCAGCGAAGAGGATGTCCGACGAGACGTTGTTTGAAGTGGCGCAGGCTTCGGAGATCGAGCCGGAGAGCATTGATTTCGCTGAAGAAGAAACACGCATAGCCGCTAGCAAGCCGACGCAGACGGAAGTCGAAAGAAAGTCGGCGCTTGAACTAGTTCAGGCTAACGCCAAAGCGAAAGAAGAATCTTCGGATTCAAAGCAGATCGAAAGTTCGCAGAACGGAAAAGTGATAAAGAAAGACCATAACAAGAATCAAAATAGTCAGATTAAGTAAACTACATGAACCCACTTCCTGAGCGGTGTGCATGGTGGGGAAGGCGGCGATCTTCCCGTTATCCACATCGATGCAGGCATTGGCGAGTGTTTTCTGAGTCCCCTAGATACTGCGTAAGGTCTAGGTCTTGAAAATAAAGTGTTGACGTAAACGCAAGACAGCGTACAATTTACACATACGGGAAGCGCGAGGCTTTTCGTAAACAACAACAAGTGTGGCGCGATGCCACCCGGCGCGATGCCGAAGAGAGGATTGACGATGGCCAAGATTAAGCTCGACGCTGACGGTCACGTAGTTTTGGAGAACGGACTTCCAGTGTGGATTACCGATGAAGACCAAGAAGTTTCCTACGACGCTCCGAAGCTGTTCGCTTCGGTTGGCGCTACTCGCGAAGAGCGTGACATCGCTCAGGGTCGAGTAAAGGAGCTGGAGAAGGTGGTCAAGAAGTTCGGTGCCAACGAAGACGAGTGGGATCTTGCCCTTGAGAAGATCAAGCAGGCTGGAAAGCAGTCATCCACGAAGGAGCTGGATGTTGCGAAGCTCGAAGAGGAAGTTACCAAGCGACTGAAGCCGTACACAGACGCAGCCGAGCAGGAGAAGAAGACGCTTGAGGCTAGGACTCGCGAGCTTGAAACGAAGCTAAGAACCGTCTTGGTTTCCAGCAAGTTCGTTTCAGCGAAGGCGATTGCCGATACGTACCTAACTCCCGATCTTGCCGAAGCGAAGTTCGGTCGTCATTTCGAGGTCGAAGGCGAAACCGTCGTTGCCTACAGAGATCCGCTGAACAAGAAGGAAAAAGTTTACAGCAAGTCTGACCCAAGCAAGGTTGCAGATTTCGAAGAAGCCCTGAGCATTCTTGTAACGGGGGACTCGAACTATAAGCAGTGGAAGCGAGCGAGTAACGCAAGCGGTGGAGCAGCCGTTGGCGGTGAGGGCGTTGTCGCGAGTGGCGATACCGACCTTTCGCTCTCGCTCGAAGAGAGACTGTCACGCGGACTCGCCACTCCGAGGACGAACTAGTAACTAGGAGAAACACGCCATGGCTTTGACGCTTGTCGAGGCATCCAAGAAGTACAGCGGGAACGTTGTCCGCGCTACCACAATCGAGATGTTCGCTCGTCAGAGCGATATCCTCTCGGCCCTTCCATTCGAAAGCATTCCTGGTGGAGCGGTGAAGTACGATCAGGAAGGCGTTCTTCCTGGTGTCGCCTTCCGAGGCATTAACGAGTCCTACACCGAGTCGACTGGTGTCATCAATCCGTTGATTGATGCCATCTACATCGTTGGTGGAGACATCGACGTTGACAAGTTCCTCATCGCAACTCGTGGTCCGAGCATCCGTGCGGCCCAGATTTCGATGAAGATCAAGGCGATTGCCGATGCTTGGGCTCAGAAGTTCATCAAGGGCGACAACACTTCTGATCCTCGTGAGTTCGATGGTCTTCAGGTTCGCCTAACCGGCAACCAGAAGATTAGCGCTGGTTCTACCAATGGTGGTGATCCCCTTTCGCTGGCCAAGCTGGATCAGGCCATCGACGCCGTTGACAGCCCAACGCACATCATCATGTCGAAGGCCATGCGCCGTCGCATGAGTGCTGCTGGTCGTGCTACCAGCGTCACCGGCTACGTGAACTACACCAAGAACGAAATCGGTCAGACCGTTATGACTTACAACGATCTTCCGATTTTGACAACGAACAACGGTTCGACTGAGGCCCTTCCGTTCACCGAAGTTGGTGCCGGTGGTGCAACAGCCACAGCCACTTCCATCTACGTTGTTTCGTTCGGTGCTGGCCGTCTGTGCGGCATCCAGAACGGCGACATGGACGTTCGTGACCTTGGCGAGTTGGACACCAAGCCGGTTCTCCGTCTCCGTACAGAGTGGTATGCCGGACTCGCCCTTTATCATGGACGTTCAGCGGCCCGCGTCTATGGTATTTCCGACGCAGCAGTTGTGGCGTAACCATCCACTCTTTCTGACGAACTAGGAGAACACACATGTCTTCAACTCCGTACCATGCAGTTGTTTTCGACTCCGCATTGGAGCTTAAGGATGCAGGCGCTATTGCCACATCCGCAGCGGCGGAAGTCGACGCAGCAGCGAAGATTCTCGACCTTGGCCAGTCGTTTTGGGAGGGCAAGGTAGTTGCCGACGTTACCGCCATCGAAGTGGCTGACGGTAACGAGGTGTACAGCATCGAGTGGCAGCTCTCCAGCTCTGCCACCTTTGCTTCTGGCGTTGTTGTGTCGTCTGTCCTTCGCCTTGGCGATAGTTCCGTCGCCTTCGGCAGCGCCGACAACACAACTGGCCGCTACGTCCTGAACGTTCACAACGAGTTCAACGGCACGCTTTACCGTTACGCTCGCTTGTACACCCGCGTTGGGGGCACCGTGGCCACCGGCATCAACTACTCGGCATTCGCCTGCGCCAAGTAAAACCACAGGACCGAGCGCCCTCCGCTTCTTCACGCCAGGACTTTGTCCTGAATGTTGAAGCGGAGGCGCTCGGCCTCATTTCTTTAGGGGGATGCTCTAATGCCTGACATGAACCACATGACTCGTATCGTTGCTGGTGGCCGTCGCGTTCCTTCGGAAGTTATTGACGTAGAAACAGGAAAGCACTATCCATGCGCCCCGGTTGATGGGCGTGAGATGGTTCAAACCGGAAAGTACATTTGGGCGGAATTCGAACTGGAAAAAACAGGCCCCGAAGAGGTTCCATCTATCACCGATGGAGCCGGAGTTCCGCTTCCTTTGGAAGTAGTTGTCGAGGTTGGTCCACCTGCCATCACCCCCGAAGTGGAGGCGGTGTCAAAGCCTCCTCGCCAAACCTCTGTCTCAGCCATGTGGGCGGCGAAGCAGAAGGCGAAGAAAGATGCCAAGAAAGAGGCTGAAGAGGAATGATCGCGTTCAAGGGTAAGCCTCCGCTGCCTCAACCACCGCGACCGAAGCCAAATCGCCCAAACTCGGCACCCAATAGCACCCCACCGAGGCCGCGATGAGGGCTACGGTAGCGAAAAAGCTTCGCAAGGTTGCGCGCCAGAACGCCGAGCAGGTATTCCGCGACAACGTGGTTATCGAAACGAAGTGGTACGCCCGTAAGTGGGTATTCAGACTTTGGGCTTGGCCCGTAACGCAGTTCGTTGTATTCGCCAATTGGCTTGGATGGCATTCGCTTGGCGTTACTTGGGTTGAGTATTGTCGCAACTTTCGCAAAAACGGCAACCGGCTCGTCGTTCGTAGGGCGGCGTAAGGAGAAACCATGAAGCGTCTCGGCCATGTCCTCGTGCTGCTCGCCCTGTTCTGCTCGCCCCTGCTCGCGGAGCGCGTCGTCAAGGTCGAGGCGCTGTCCACTGACACGACCACGTTTCGCCAGAACAAGATCCAGCTCGGCATGGTTGAGTTGGCGGCGCAGCTTGCTCCGTACCAGTCGAGCGTCGATACGTCGCTATTCGTCCTCCTCGCCGGAGACGCAGACGGGCAGACGATTCAGGGGAGGTCGGGAGCGGACAAAGCGCGTGTCGATATCGGAGAAACAGATCCCGATCAGGTGACACTGATTGGACCGGGCGCAACGTCAGGGCGTGTTTACGCTTACAGCGGTGGCGTCTATGCCGTGAGCCCGGATGGCGGGACTTCTTTCGACATCTACGATCAGGGGTTTGGGTTCAACACTGACGGGGCTGCGGGGCTCTACGGAGGGACATCAACAGGGGTTGGGTCAACTGAGGGTGTTTTGAATTTGGCGGGGTCGAGAATAAATGTTCATTCTCAACAGTCCCCGCCGACCAACGCGAACGACTCCTGCACCGCTGGCGACACCATCGACACAGCGACTTTCCACTACTACTGCGAAGCGACGGACACCTGGGTTCGCGTGGCAATGGCGACTTGGCCGTGACTCTCGCCCTGACCTGTATCATCGCCTGCCTCGGCCTCTTCGCTGACGCGAGGTCCACTCGGATCAACCTGCGCGAAGGCCACTACGAGGACATGCCTGTCCGTAGGTTCCTGATCCGAGCACTCGGCCTCAACGGCGGCACCTACGGCGTCGCCGCTGCGATGTCCGCTGGCGTCGTTGCAGTAAACCTGCTCAGCCGGCAGCCGGCATGGGCGCTGGTAACCGGGAATCTACTCATGGCGGCCATCTGCTTCTGGGCCTACTACAAGAACTCGGAGGCGATCTAGTGGCTATCGTAGTCGAAACCGGAGCCATCGTCGCGGGCGCTAACTCGTACATTAGCGTCGCTGGCGCTGATTCTTATTTCGAGGCCAGAAACAACTTGACATGGGCTGCTTTGTCTGACGAGGACAAAGAGGCTGCGCTCCTCTACGCGACTTCATGGATCGACAGCAGGTACTCGTGGCCCGGTTCCATTATTGCGGACGCACAGACCCTCTCATGGCCCAGAATGGGCGCATATGACGCGGATCTAAGAAGCATTTCGTCCGCAACGATTCCGCAAGCGATCATCGATGCGGAGTGCGAAGCTGCTTTGGCTCACGTAGTTGCCGTGCTGAACGAAGTCAGAGAGCGTGGCGGTGGCCTAGCCTACGCGAAGGTTGACGTTCTGGAAGTATCTTACTTTAGAGGCGCCGCTGCTGGCAGGACGTTCCCGTACATCGACTCCATCGTGGCCAAGATTGCTGGTCCTTTTTCTAACGGAATCATTACTACATATAGATAGCCATGCCGATTATCCCGCTGTCTACTATGAAGTCGCTGGCGAAAACCCTTATCAACGGTGAGGGTCAATCAATCATCTACAGGCAAGTCACGGTAACCAACGTTATAGCTACTGGAGCAACAACGATTGTCAATTCGGATACTCCGCTGGTTGCCTATGTCGGAAGCAGGAAGGCTCAGTTCAAGAATGGAACTCTGGTTCAAGTTCCCGGAGAGCGCATCCTTATTCCAGCATTGGACTTGTCAGTTACTCCGAAGGTTGGAGACGTTGTTGTTCTTTCTGCAACCGATACCTCCGCTGTTCGCAGAAGAGTTGTTTTCGTTGATTACGTAGGCACGCAAGGGTCTGACATCATGCACATCGTTGAGGTTGAGTGATGGACAGAACCTATGAAATCAATATTAAGGTACTAGCCAAGGAACTTGGCCTTTTCGAAGACATGGTTGGAGAAGAGTGCAAGAAGATTCAAGGCAAATTGACTGTAGAGGTTCTAAGGAACCTATTGCTAGCAACTCCTGTTGACACCGGTATGTTGCGTGCGGGGTGGATTCCGTCCGTTGGTGAGCCATCTACTTTCGTCCCAGAGGAAAGGGCGCGAAAGAAGGGTGATCGAGCTGGAATTCACGGCGCGGAGGGTCGCGAGAATCTTGGCCTAGCTAGAAACATCGCAGCCGAGCTAAAGAACGCTAGGCTTGGAACGAAGTCCTACGTGGTCAATAACGTTCGATACGTTAACCATGTTAACGACCGACACCCAACTAAAGCTGGTTTCATCGAAGCCGCCGTCGAAAACGCTTATTCGAGGTTTATTTAATGGGTATCGAAGCAGAGCGTGACGTTATCCGCGCACGGCTAAGCACCAATTGGGGATCGACTACCGAGATTTCTTGGGAGGCGTTCAACTTCGGCCCATATACCCAGAAGGAGGGTATCGAGTACATCCGACCACATATCGAGGATGGTATCTCCGAGTGGGTGAGCATTGCTGCTAGCGTACAAAAAGAGCGCAAGTACGGCACTCTTGTCATTGAAGTGTTCACGCCTATTGGAACTGGAGACGAGCGTGGTAATCAGCTTTGCGACTTGTTGATCGCTGACTTTTCGCCTTACACAAGCAACGGCGTTCGATTCGACCGCAGGGGATTTGCCAGAGACAGTGGAACGGATGGCTTGTTTCATACTTGGCAAGTATTTCTGCCATACTACAGGGAGGAAATTGTGACTATCTGATGTCACGATTACCTGTTACCATATACGAGATTGAGTGAGGAGAGTCAATGCTCATTAAAGCGATTGCAACGTTTAAGATTGACGACATAGGGGAAAACGGACTAGAAGTCCTAAAGGACGATTATGTCAATCTTCGCTTCGAAATCGCTTCAAGGGCCGTCCAGCAGGGCTGCGCCGTAAAGGCAACGCTTGCGGAAGCCCGCGCCGATGCTGCTGCCATGAAGGTTTCTGCTCCTGCCGCCAAAGAAGCGCATAAGCCAAACAAGAAGTCGAAGTCAAACGACGCCGAAACGGCGAAGGAGTAAAAAATGTCAGCAAGCAATAGCGTCGCATGGCGCTACATCGAAGAAGTTACTTTCGGGACAACTCCTGGTACTTCTACTTGGGTTGAACTAGCCCGTACCGGCGGATCACTCGACGGAAAGACCGACACCGTTTCTTCTAAGGCGGTTCGCTCCGACCGTATGATTCAGGGATTTTACCGCACAGGCCAGCACGCCGAAGGGTCGATGGAATTTGAACTTGCCTACGGCCAGTTCGATGACCTTATCGAAGCCGCGCTATGCGGAACTTGGTCTACGGCGGTTAACTACTCTGGTGTAGCCGGAGAGATCGCCCGCACAACTGGTCCAGTCACATTTACCGACGTAAGCTCCGGGTTCATTACGGCTGGAATCGAAGCCGGGATGTGGGGTCTTGTCAGTGGATTTGCTGGCGACTACAACAACCTATACCGCGTTAACACCGTAGCTGCTGGCCTTCTTACGTTCGATGGCCACATCGACGTATCGACTGGTCTCTTCTCTGCCGCTCCTAACACCGGAGCTGAGACTCCAGCCGGAGTTGTCACCATCAAGAACGCCGGCATGCTTCGCAACGGCGTGGTGATTCGTTCGTACACAATCGAGCAGGCCCACACGGACGTAAACCAGTTCTTCCAGTTCC